CTTTGATTTTTACTGGTCAGAAGCCGCGTCATCTGTCTATGCAACTATTAAGTCTCTTATTGGCACGACCTTTAACGTGACATGGAAAGCAACTTCAGCCGCTACCAGTGCCACCAACGTTTTAGAGACACTGACAGGGTGTTATCTTGAGGACATTAGCCCGCAATACAAAATCGGTGAATTAGCCACAATTTCAATAACTGTGAAGGGCGGCGTTTACAGCGCAGCCACTACCTGATAAACAAAGGAACCCGACATGAAAGTCAAACTCAAGGTAGACACAGGCGAAGGCCCGTACGAAGTCACAACCAATCTCTGGGTAATTACCCTATGGGAGCGCAAGTACAAACGTCACGCATCCGAAATGACTGCCGGTATCGGCATAGAGGACATGGCTTTCTGGGCTTACGAAGCCTCCAAACTTGCTGGCGTAGTTGTCCCTGTGGTCTTTGACGACTTCATTAAAAAACTGGAGTCAGTGGAAGTAGTTTCGGAGGAACCCGAAAACCCTATCCAGCCTCTACTTACCGACACGCTTTAGCCGGCGTACTGGTTGCCACAGGTTGGTGGCCACAGGAAGTAGAGTTTGACGTGCAAGACCTCTCGACAGTCATAAAACTTATAAATGAAAGTCGGAAGGCATGACAGTAGACCTAGGCATGGAGTTCTCAGGGCTAAAAGACGCACTGGCAGAACTTAATAAGATTGACAAGAAACTGCGTCGCGGTATCACTACCGAGTTCAAAACCATCGTGCAGCCAATCGTAGGCAGGGCCGAGTCAATGCTTCCTTCCGGTGCTCCATTATCGGGCATGACTCGTTCATGGAAAGGTAAGTCGGGTGCTGACATTATGTCTTGGAATGATGCCCGTGTGCGTAAGAACATTAAAGCCTTTACCAGTGGCAAGAAAGTGCGAGAGGCTCCGGGTGGATTTAAGCAGAACTTAGGCACGTTTGGTATTAAATGGTTAGGCCCTCAGGCGACTTTATTTGACATGGCAGTTAAGGGAACTATGGGTGCGAACCTAGTTGCCAAGTACGGCCCGCCATCGCGCATTATTTACAAGGCTTACGAAGAGGCTAAAGACGACACGGACCGTCAAGTGCAGGACCTAGTTAATAAAGTAATGCTACTTACAGGAAATCAGGGGCGTATCTAATGAGTGTTGTACTAAACATTTTGAGCGAATTCGACGGCTCAGGAATAGATAAAGCAAAGAAACAGTTTAGCCAGTTAGAGACCAGTGGCCAGAAGGCTCAGTTCCTCTTGAAGAAAGCAGCCATCCCTGCTACTGCTGCACTTGCTGGTCTTGGCGCGGTCATGTTTGACGCGGCTAAAGGTGCTATGGAAGATGAGCAGGCACAGGCCATTCTTGCTCAGACTTTGCGTAATACCACTGGCGCAACGGACGCACAGATTAAAGCAAATGAGGATTGGATAAGTACGCAAGGTCGTCTTATCGGCATTACGGACGACGAGTTAAGGCCAGTTTTGGGCAGACTCACTAGCCAAACTCACGACGTACAGAAGGCCCAAGAACTTGCTTCCCTAGCCATGGACGTCTCTGCCGGTACTGGAAAGAACCTCTCAACAGTCACAGAAGCACTTGCTAAGGCTGCGGGCGGCAACACTGCTGCACTAGCCAAACTGTCCCCAGAACTTAAAGCCATGGCTAAAGAGGGTGCAACTGCTGACGAAATGATGGCAGCCCTTTCCGGCACGTTTATGGACCAAGCCGAAATTGCTGGCAATACCACAGCAGGAGGCATGAAGAAACTGTCTACCGCAATCGGTGAAGCAAAGGAAGGCATAGGCGCAGCCCTGCTTCCAATACTTGAAAAACTAATGCCGGTACTTCAATCCTTTGCACAATGGGCGCAAGACAACCCAACCATTCTCATGGTCGTAGTAGGTGCCTTTGCCGCGCTGGCAGGCGCCCTAGTCTTGGGAAACCCTG